CATGCTTTCTACTTGGTCAACTTCCCGTTGCCACTCAGAAGCAGAGATTGCACCAGCCATGCGAACTAGGTTGCGGAACCAGTCTTCGGAATAGTGAATAGCAATAAGCATGTGCCTTAGCTCCACCTCATCAGACTTGTCATACATAGCAATCAAGATTGCACACTTCCAGATTGACAAGGCTAGTCGCTGACGGCTTGGCTCAATAGATTCCTCGTGGTCGTGACCGTTGGTGTACTCACCCATCTCCCATTTAAACTTATTAAATCTTTCTAGTGCTTCATCAGTTAGGCGAATCGGTCTAGGGAAAGGCGCACCCTTCTTCTGCCAGTAAAGGTAAGCGTCGTAAAGTGATCGCACGATGTTATCCATCTCATCATCTCGGGACCTTACTTCCACTTCATCAGCTTGGCTGATTGCTTCGCTCTCAAAAGTTCTGTCTGGTGCATCAGCAATTACATAGATAAACCTAGCCAAGAAACCAGACCGGAAATATTCGGTGGTCAGAACATCAGCAGTCTTGCTGGTAATACCCATTAGGTACATCAAGAAGTTAGTCTCGGCTCTCTCAGACTGCATTCCCTTGCCAGGACTAGAGCCTCCAGTGGAGCGCACAATAACAGGAACGTGACCGTCATAAAGCTCTGTGAACCGCTCTGCAGCAGTTGCCATGTAGGTCTTATTAATAAAGTCCTTAAACATACCTTGAACCTCATCACGATGAAACAGCGAAGTCTGCTTATCCCTAACAGAAAGTAGCTTGACCAAACCTTCTGCAGTCACATCAGAACCAACGTCAATTTGATACCCAGCAAACTTTTCATACTCACGAACAATCCTGAGCATTAGTTGACGTGAGGTTGACTTACGGCTTCTGGTTGTTTCACCAAGAATCATGAACCAAAGGTTTAGGCCCATCTTGCCATACTTAGGAACAGCGTGACCAGTGTCAGAGAAGCAAGAAGAAAGAATTGTAAACGCACCAGCAATCTGATACTCAACAGCCGCATCAGTTTTCTTCTGAGACCAATCTACATATCTATCTACAAAGGTCTTGTTGGTTGCTACTACTCCACGCTCATCTTCGGTTAGGAAATCGACAGGCTTTTCGGTCCTTTTGTCAATCTCATCTAGTACATACTCTGGCGTTGCGGTAGTTCCAAAAGACTGACTAGCCCTAAGAATCTCTCTCCACAGGTCACCATCAGCGTCTAAGCGCTTCGGTCTTAGTGGCGAGTGATACTTGTTACACTTTGCGTGTTTAGCTATTACAAATACTTCCTCGGGGCTAAAGCCAAGTCTGAACATCTCCATCTCGAGCTTCCACAGCCTCTTAGACCAATCGGCATTTACTGGTGGCTCATCCATATACAATGTTGCAATTTCTGAGTTGGCTGGAATCTTAGAAAGAATAGTCACGATATCTGCCGACTGAGCTGGCATTGGAACTAAGCTAACTTCGCTTATTGCTTCAATCTCAGTTTTGCCGTAAGTCTGTTCCATCTCTTCTAGGGTATAAATTTCACCAGAAGTGCTACCGATAACTGTGTAAGATTCATTTTCATACTTGGTATTACGTGTCCCAGGAACTCTAAGTAGCTTGGTTGGATTCCAACCAGATAGATCGCAGCCATCGTTTTTGTGTGCGTAAGCAACCTTTTTTGACATGGTTGCGATTATGTGTGGCTCGTGGGCCTTCTCTAACATCCAGTAGCAGTGCCAGCGGTTCGGGGATGTCTGCACTGAGATAGAAGGCTTTATTAAGAACTTCTCTGGTGGGCAAGCGTCTGCATCGGCATAAACGACAGCGACTTCTTTTGCGTTCTCGCGGATTCTACGCTGTTCATGGAAAAGGATTGGTGAGAAGTAAACATCTTCGTTTACAAACTTCTCAACATAATCAACTATTAAGTCAAGCTCGGATGGGTAGTTGAAGAACTTTTGGACAGTCGGATTCTTTCGTGCATCCATCGTAACGATAGTTGCGTAGCCAGCCCCTTCTCCAAAGACCGACTCAAAGAACACTCTCGAATCCATTTACATACCTTTCTTCTTCTCCGTTTTGTACCACCAGTAAGAATCGAACTTACTATCACAGTGAAAGGAGAAGAAGCTGTGATACACCAGTTGTGGCTAATGTGCGTTGTTTACGAGACGCACCCCTCGTTTTCCGTTAGGCTTACGCCCAGGCGGAATCAGTCGGGGTTGCGCCCATTGAAGCTAGAAGGTCTGCCCCCGACTTGGCAGTGCCCTTCTCGAATCCAGAAACATTGTTATCTGCAGCATACTCGCCTTGCGCTTCACGAATTACTACTCTAGCGACAACTGGCTTACCTAGAAGCTCGTTGATATCTGGAACGTCGAAGTTCCCCTTTACTGGGTAGCCTAGAGACTCGAAGAAGCTCTGAGTCTTCCAAAAGTCACCAGCCACGTAAAGTGGAATCAAGACAAACAAACGGCGGTTTTCAAATTCACCGTCTGCAATTTTTAGCTGGACTTTCCAGCGTGGTTTTCCGGCGTTCTGACCAGACTTCACAGTCTCTGCCTGAACGTCGAAAATGGTTGTTTCGTACTTACCAGCAGGTACTGGCTCGTAGCTTGTTGAACTGCTTTGTGGCAGGTTCTCAGGAACTGAGATTTGCATATTACTTTTCTCCTAGTTTCTTGATTGTATCGATTATCTTCTTCATGCTTGGCTCATACAACTTAGGCGGTAAGCCGAAGCGGTTTCCTGAGACCAAACGATCTGATGACTGAAGGTAAAGGACTCTCCTGATACCTTCTTCACCCTTCTCAGCAGTCATATATCCGATGATATCTGGAATTGCTGGAAGAGTATTTTTAGCCGAACCAGGAAGCATAGGAAGAATCTTTATAGCTCCAGTCTGTTCGTCTTTCTCATCCTGAGCGTGAGCAATCAGGATGGTCAAGAATGGTGCGGAGTGCAACTTGCGAACAGTCTGTGTAGTCCATTCTTTCAAGTCACCCCACTTTCCAAAACGGTTGTTCTTGTTCTCTAGCTTTTCACCAAAGAACTTTTCAGCTCTATCCATGGCTACGCCAAGAGTGTCAAGAATGACTGTCTTGTACTTGTGCTTAGTAGAAACTAAAGATTCCATTACGGTCTCTAGTTGTTCGTGTGTCTCAACGTTGATAACATCAACGTCTCTCCAGTCACGAGCGATAGCGGAAGCTCCGCCTTCGATATCGATAAGTAATACCGGACCGAGTTCAGCAACTTCACTTGCCGAGGCTGCTAGCCAAGTCTTACCGTTCTTTGGGTCACCATAAATCAGGATTGACTTAGGTGTATTTAGTTGCTCTGCCTTTTTAACGAACTGCTGAAAAGGTAAAGCTGGAAGCTCTGGATTTACCATAACTTCTCCTTTCTGTTGTGTATTAGAAATACTATCATATTTGATTACTTGGTGTGACGGAACACGCTGACAAGTTTCAAAAGCCTCATAACCCCAATTGCAATGATTACAAGCCCTGAGAACATAAATAGATACTTATAAACAACAGTCTCTATTTGGTATTGAGCGTCAATCAGCACAAGACCTATAGCTAACCTAATTACAAACTGAATAATAAAGGTTGCAACCAAAGCTGCTTTTAGGCTCATGCTGGGTCCGTCACTTTACACTTGAAGCACTCAGCTTGACGTTCAAACTGCTCTGGGTTCGGGTCCGCCTGAAGTCCCTTCCAGATTGTTTCTAGTCGGTCCCATGTTCCCTGAGCATATTTTTTTGAATACTCAAAAGTGTAAGCCCAAACATCATGATCGGTGGTTCCATCTCGGTTAATGAATACCATAGAGCAACCATCAATCTCAACACCTGAGTTATTTAAACCCCAAGCATAAATCTGAAGCTGGGTATAATACTTCTGAATTGTGTAGACCATAGAAGCGTCTGGCTTTTCTTCAAACAAAACCTTTTGCATCTTTTTGCTCTTGTCTCGTGTGCTAGTTTTCCAGTCAACCAAGTGATTGCCTTGAATCATTGCTAGGTCAGGTTTGCTACTAATCGTGCCGTAGCCATCAAGCTCACCAAGATAGATTTTCTTTTCAACCTCAGCACCAGAAAGTTCTGGGATTAGCTCTAGGTCAGCTTTATCAATCGCATCTTCAATAAGAGAGTGCATAGCTGTTCCGATTTTTGCGCCAAGCCAATATTTAGCCGGACCTTCTTTTTCACCAAGTAGCTTTTTAGCTAGATGATATGAGCAAGGGTCTGAGAAATCAGACGCACCAATTTTCTTTTGTGCGTCACGCTCAGACTGTTGCTTTAGTAGTGATAGTGCAATATCCTGCACTCTTGTATTTGTAATCATTTATTCTCCTTTACTTTGATTTTACTTCTCAGGCCACTTCTTGTCAAGGACCATCAAACCAATTGCGCTGTAGTTCATCATATCTATAAAACTGTCACGCAAACTCTCGTTTTCTGGGTCTTTTCCAGAGTCAATCAAATGATTGATTCTAGCCAGCTTATCGTGCATCCTGACACGCAAACCATTTATTGGACCGCCAGGCGCACCAGCAATATTGCTAGGCCCATAGTCTTTATGCTTTTTAAGCAGTAGCTCTTCGGCCTCAGTGAAGGTCGTGGTAATGTCTTTTTTAAAGCTTTCCATATTTTAAATCCTCTTCTATTCTGTCAAACTTACGACCAAGTTCTTCTATTTCTTTTCTTAATGCCTCAAGTTCAATCTCAAGGAGTTCTACTTTCATATCCCAATCAAATTCTTCGTTCATTTTTCTAACAAAATCCTAAGCGCCATCTCAGCTTGCTGAGGCACAACTCCATTACCGCAAGCCTTTATTTCTTCGTTGCGTCTAAGCCCAGCTCCCGTGACCCACCCATTCTGTAAACCCATTAGCCATTCTGTAAATTCGGAACTTAACCTATGGCTACCTTCTCTGCCATCAGGCTTGGTTGGTGAGGGCGCGGTAGTT